ATTTGATGTGGCAGAACCACCACGAGGTGAGGCATCCAGTGTGTAGCAAAGGACACACGACTGAGCAGTGGGCGACCATACTAAGAAAGAAATGGTGTGAGTTTGCCGACCCGGTCGAGTTGGAATTTGACTGCTCACGTTATTCTCAACATACTGGGGAGGATGCTCTTGGGATTGTAGTCATGCTGCTGGAACTGATCTTTCCGGGTAGCAGCAAGACGATGCTACCAACCAAGAACCCGCTCGATACGCGGCTTCCAGATGATCAAGGGAATATGTGGCTCATATCGACCATAGTGAATATCATCCTTTTGGATGGCACACCATGGACGGCAGCAAGTGCCCACATAATCATCAACCTCATAATGATCCACTCTTTCACCAAGGGAATTAGAGTGGAACCAATGGATTGTGGGGATGACTTTGGGCTATTCTGTGAGAGGGAAGATGCCCAGAAATTCCTGGAAATGCCGCAACTTATGGCCAAGTTCGGATACAATTTGAAACTTGAACTAAAGGAGCCAAATGATGATTTCAACAGAGTGCAATTCTGTAGGCAGAGCCCTGTGTTTGCAGGGGGCAGGTGGATCATGATAAGACCACCAGATTGTCTGCTGAAGGACTGTATCATGCTGTGTGGAGTTGATGAGGTGAAAGATAGAATGTTTGCCGTTGGTATGGGTGGAGCACATCTAAATTTTGGTGTCCCAGTCTACCACAACTTCTACAGAGCACTGGTGAGATTAAGCGGGGTCACAAAGATGAAACGAAAACACCTTGCATTTGCGTACGGGTTTAAGTATTCCTTCTACTGTGCGCTCAAGGAAGGTGCGATTGAGAGCAAGTTATGTCCATGCCAGTACGACAGCATGGATAGAACCCAATTTTACATGACCACAGGCATCACGCCACAAGTTCAAGAAATGCTTGAGGATCAATACGATGGTGCTGTATGGGGCGAACAATCAACAGTTTGGCCCAAGATGTGGTAGTGGGGTTGTCCGGTTAATCACCCAAAACGGAAACCGTACTAAGTGGTGACACGGAACGTCGACAGACTGCACGGGTGAACGTGTAGTACCGGATGATGAACAGTCGCACCCGTCGGAGTGGTATCCCATACTTCCGATGACAAAAACAAAAACACAAAAATTGCGCGCAGCTCAAGCGCGAAATCAGGTGGCTAGGAGACCTGGCCGCCAACTACCCCCAGGCAGGCCCGCCAGGATGAGAGGGAGAGGCAATTTCTTCTCTGATCTTGGACGGGACATTTTCAAGGCTGGGGATTTCACAAAGGCTGCCGATTGGATGGGGGGAGCGGTAAAGAAAGCTCTGTCCAGAGGCGCCGGGAAGCTCGCCGAAGCTGTGGGCTTTGGTGACTATGAGATCAAAAAGAACACTCTCATAGATTTCCTGGCAGGAGACAACCCCAATGAAATGAAAAGGTTTTCATTTGGAGATGGTGCGTCGGTCATTCGTGTGCAAAAACGCGAATATTTAGGACCGATTACAGCGCCAGCGTCCAACCCTGAGGACTTTAGCATGCTGCAGTACCGATTGCAACCCACAAACTCAACCACATTCCCGTGGTTGTGCAAGATTGCTCAACTTTACACAGAGTACGAGTTGAAGGGTGCAATCGTCTCGTTTGAGACCACATCGTCCAATTATTCGGCCACTGTGGGCCTTGGGACCGTTGCTATTGCCACACAATACAACGCAAATATGTTGTCTTACTCAGACATGGATTCCATATTGCAGTCTGCTTTCCATTCCAGGGGCAATCCGTCGGAGAACATCCTCCACGGTATTGAATGTGATCCTGCACTTCAGTCGTCTGAGAAATTGTTCACACGACGACCGGGTGCGTCGGGACCACCAAATCTCTACGACCATGGAGTATTCTACGTTGCCACAGAGGGCCTGCCATCAGGCTCTGCTGGGGTGACGCTTGGAAGGCTCTACATCACTTACGATGTGGAACTTTCGTTACCAGAACTCCCAATCCAACCGCCCTGGCTGCGTGACATTGCATCGTCAAACATGCAGTCAGGCACTGCTTTGGAGCCCCCATGTGGTCCGACACTCACAATGACAGCAAATCATCTTTCAGAGATGACCTTTGGGTCAGCTGCTGGAAGCAATGTGCTGTTGTTGAACGCATCTAACGGACCACACATCCACCCAGCTCTTAATGCTGATGACGACAACGAGTTATTTTGTTGGATCAGCACAAATTCTGGGGATGGCACGCAGATGTATATTTCATTTGCTAGACAGGGCCATTACCTAGTGGAGTTGCTCAAAGGCGGCACCGGTGGTTCTGTTTATGAGAACGGAGATTACACGTTGGCCAATAGCAACAATTGTGTTGTTTCTGGCAACCAGTATATCTACCAATCAGGAGCTACCGACCGAGCCGCGACATGGGTTTGGAAAGTGGAGGTGACACAGGCAGACGGCTCAGTCATCATGGATAGGCAAAAAGCCACCGTTACAGATTATGGAGCTCTCAGGCTCTCAGAAATGAAGTGATGGAGTTGGCAATTGCTTATGTCCTAGGAGCTGTAGCTACTCTTATAGCCACTTTAGCTGCGTGTATGCATAATTCACGGTGCACTGAGATCGAAACACCTTGTTTGAGAATGGTCCGCATCGTGAAAAACAATGATGAAAATTTATCGGGTTAAATCCTAGGGTGCTCATGAAATGCTTGCAAAACTACCTACTGAGCTGTAAGGCAAAAACGCGACCCCCATAATAAAGATCAACTGACTGCGTCGGGGTTAGGGGCTGAAGCCCCAAGAGGGGCTGCCGGGGACAGAGCCTTCAATCTGTCCCCCGTTGGAAACCCGTTTGGCACACGTGTTTCCAACGTCGCCATGGAGGAATTGATGGCGAGGTATGAATTCCAGTTGGGAGTCGATGCTGAAACTGCAGACTATTTGACGCATCGGCTATCAATCCCACTGTCAGAATTCTCCGGGGAGGCAGGGATTTACATGTATAATTGTAAGCCCAAGTACTCCGGTCCAAAAGGTTCGGGTTGGTTTGAGTTGCCGCTAACCTTAGCCCAAGCGGCCGAATTTGGCCAAGTGTTTATGGTGAAGAGCACGGGTCAATTTTCCTGGAGAGGAAAAATATTCAAGGCAACGAGAGTGGGAGTCACCACAGATCATTACCGACCTGACATACCTATTTGTTGGGTTGGGACCATCGTGGAGAGAAGCTTCAAGGTGTCCGCGAGGCGTGGACAAGACTCGAAGGTGCCCACTCTCAACTCTTCTGTTGCAGCACCGGCAGAAGGGCAAGATAAGAAAGGTGAAACAGAACCAGGCGAGACAGATGCGCCTTTGTGCCCCGCCGGGCTGGTGAGATGCAATTCCACTATGCTCGAAACGTCGGCACAGTCTGGTTCCCCGGCCGCCAACCGGTCACTGGACTAGTGCTACTGCCAATAGTGGCAGGCCCCGTTTGACGGGGTGTCGGGACGGTGTTGGAAAACCGTTATGTATAATACACGATCTTGGTAACACGCCGAGTACTACGGTGCTCGGGATCGTGCCCCT